TTGGGGCTGTCCTGGATGTCCATCACGCCGGGCTCCCAGTACATCATCAGCAGATCCATGCTCTTGATGGAGATGTCTCCCACGCCGTTCCGTAACCCCGGGTCCCAGAAGATGCCCTTCACGCCGGTGCCCTGCTTGAGCTTGCGCCACCAGGTGTCGCTGTACACCTGCTCGTATTCTGCCTGTTCCAGCAGCACCGGCAGGATCTTGGAAAGCACCTTGGCGGTCTGCTCGTCGTCCGCTGCCCGGGGCAGCACGTTGGGTTCCGGGTAGTTGTCCATGGCATCCGCGTGCTTGTTGGCAATGCTGTTGAACAGCCACCCGCTGGAAGGTTTGGGCTTGCCCTCCATCATCTCGTTTTTGTAGTTGGCCCAGTGCTGCATCCGGAACCACAGCTCGTTGTCCACGATCCGCTTGTCCAGTGCCGCCTTGCCGGTCTTGTATCTCTGTAACAGCGCCGTGGCCTTCGCCACCTGCTCTGTGCCGATCACGTCGGTCATACTCTAAAAAACCTCGCTTTCTTCCCCATCTCCAGCGGGTCATCCGGCATGGGCTGCACCGGCTCTGTCCGGGGCGGGCTGAGGGGATTCTCCATCAGCACATACCGGCACTCGTCGTAGATGTGATCCTCCTGGTCGGTGTCAATGTCCTCCACGTTGCTCTCGCTGTATACCAGGTTCGGGATGGTGCGGATAAAGTGCTTGCAGGTGTTGAACACCTGCAGCATGGGCCGCCCGTCCGCCTGGAATGCCAGCCGGTAGTGGAACTGCATCTTGCCCGCCAGCCGGGTGTGGTCGCCGGGAGCCCAGTGCAGAAAGTTCGGGCTCTTTTCCTGCATGGCAGCAATGCTCTCGCCCTGGCTCTCGTTGAAGATGGCCGGGTCGGCCACGCCCAGAATGGTGCGGCCCCGGAGCATGGGGTCGTTCTCTTCTGCTTCCCGGATCATCCTCGCCTGCTTCACAGGGTCAGCTTTGATGCCCTCGTTGGGGGTCCCGGTGCAGCCGTACAGCTCCCGGATGCGGTAAAGCCTGCCCTCTTCGTCCGCCGCATACCACCCCACGGAAAAGGGCTTCGAGTAGCCGAAATCGTACCCCCGCCAGATCTTCCAGTGTCCCGGGATGCGGAACGGGCGGATCACATGTGTCCACCGCTGGTCGTCGTAGTGGGCCGGGTCGTTCTTCCACTCGGTGAACACCTGCCCGGTAAAGCTGTCCCAGTCGCCGTAGAGCAGGGCTTTCTTCTCCGCTTCCGGCAGCGCAGCCAGCGTGCCCAAGTAGCCCGGGTCATTTTCCAGCAGAGCCGCGTTGTCAAACACGGTGCTGGGGATAAAGATGCGGGTCCGCCGCTGCACGATCTCCCGTCCGTCCGGAGCCCTGGCCTTTACCATCTGCACCATCCGGGTGCCGGGCGGGGCCGGGCTGACGAACCTTGCCTTCACCCATCCGTGACCGATGCCGCCGGGGTTGGCCGTGGCCCGGGTGTAGACCCGGGTATCGGGGCCGTTGGGTCGGTTTCGGCTCAGCAGGTAGCTGTACTCTTCCCAGGTGAAATGGGTCAGCTCGTCAAAGCCGATAAAGTCGTAGGCCTGGCCCTGATAGTTGTACCTGTCCTGGGCGTGGTTCATGCTGCCAAAATAGATCTTTGCCCCGCTGGGGAAGGTCCAGCAGTGTGTGCTGCTGTTGTACCGGGCTTTTGGGAAAACCGGCTTGTAATACCGCATGGTCTTGTCAATGAGCTCCCGCAGCTGGGGAAACGTCTTTCGGATGATGAGTCCCCGGTAGTGTGGGATCTCCACCTGCCGCAGGGCCTCGATCACCAGCGCGTCGCTCTTTCCGCCGCCTGCGGCCCCGCCATACAGCACTTCGTTCTCGGTACGCTGCATGAACCGTGCCTGGGCAGGCTGTGGCGACCAGATCACCGGTCTGCCGTCACGCATCCTCTGTGCCGCCATCCACTTCCACCTCCTGCTGGCCGTCCGTCTCACTGGCTGCCGCGATCTCCACCATCGGCGGACCGCTCTCGCTGTCGGTGTTCTCCGCCGGGGCCATGGCAGCAGCCTTTTCGGCCACTTCCATCAGCACCTTGGCCACACCGGCCGCGTTCTTGTCGCTCATCACCCGGCCCTCGTACCGTTCCAGCTCGGCATTTAACAGGTTCCGCTCGTCCTCGTAGAGCCGCAAGTTCCGGGTTCCGGCCTCTCCATACACCACAAGGCCGGTCTCGGTGGCATCCGCCAGCTCCTCCGGGTCGTCCTTCAGCAGGGTGCCCACGGCAAATTCCCGGGCCCGGGTGTCCTCGTCCAAACGCCGGTGCAGCCTCTCCGTGATCTGCGCCGCCCGCTGGCTCTCAGCGGCCCGGCCCTGCAAAAAGGTCACCT